TCGATAAGCACAATCATTCAGCCCATAGATGATTTTCTCTTCGGCTGTCGTTCCGTCTTTGAAAGTGATTTTCGTCTTGCCGTTTGATGTTCCAGAAGCAACATTTGATATAAGCTTATCGATTTCAGTATTGAGTGCTGAATCGCAATCATCGACATATTTCTTGACCGCAGATGAAGTGGGGAGGTTCGCACTTTCCGTAATGGAATCCACGGTACTTTTTTTGGAAGCGTCTCCGAGGGTTTTCTTGAAGGAATCGAAGTCAGAAGTGGTCAGATAGGCTGAAAGGTCTGGCGTGTCGGCGTCTAGTTGATAGAAAGCGTAATAGTCGACATTGTCCTGCGTCACTATGCCAGCATACCACCAGTCTTTGATGTTCTTCGGAGTCGTGAAGATAAGGTCACCTTTCTTCAAATCTGTAGGTATTGTGAAGACTTCACCAGTCACATCTCGTATTGTGAATGTGCCGTCCGAGACTTTGGCAAGAAGCGTATCAACGGAAGAGGTCTTATTGTAATTGAAGAGAGCATTGCTTGAGCCATTGACGTTCTTGGATGAATCTATGGCAAGTGCTTTTGTCTTTCCTTCAGCAACTTTACGTATATTTGATACAATGGAATCAACTTCTTCTTTGGAATACCCCACTTCCGTCTCCATGGTCTCGGTCTGAAGTTCCTCCGATTCCAAAGTTTCCGTCTCCATGGTCTCGGTCTGAAGTTCCTCCGATTCCAAAGTTTCCGTCTCCATGGTCTCGGTCTGAAGTATTTCGGTATTGTTGAGCTTTTCGTCCACTGCGGAAGTCGTATAAACCTCCGCAGTGACGTTGCCTTTTTTGAAACTTACCTTGTCAGCCATATCAGAAATTGAAAGTTATCGTAGTTTCGGAAACGGAAGTAGTGATGGTGGGGTTCTTGGAATTAAAAGCGTTGGAAATATCATCGTAAGTATACGAAACCGTTCCTTGCCCATTATATATATCGGTTGGCTTATATCCACTGAAGTAGTCTTTTACAAGACTTATTGTTGAATATTCGCTGTCGTTTTCGAGCTGACTCACTTTGGTCGGAATCTCGGATTTGTTGGCTTTGCCAGTCTGCAATTCAGAAATCGCCTTTGCATTTGCTGCGCCCTTGTTTCCTGCATAGGCAGTGCCAGCAGTTTCGCCGATTGCGAGTGTGTCGGAGATGATGACATAGCTCGTTCCGCCCCATCTGTACGTCTTGTTGGTATCGAGTGCGACGTAGATTTTGCCCGTTTCTCCGGCTTTTGGGAATGCCGTGAGGGTCGTGTATTCCAAGACGTCATCGACATAGCTCGGAAGCACTTCTGCAAGAATCTTTCCATCCTCGCCGACAAATTCGCTCTTCGTCATCTTTGTTCCGACTTCGGTGGTAAGAGAAGTCAAATTGTTATTGAGATTGACGATTGACTGATTGTGATTTTCGAGGTTTTTCTGCTGGGCGTCAAGGCTTGCCTTGAGCGAGCTGAGGCTTGTGCCAGAGCCTCCTGTGATGTCTGCGAGAAGCGCATCAACCTTGTCGGTCGTATATACGGTCGCCGACTGCGAGTCCTTCTTGAGGACTACCTTTTCTATTGTTGCCATTTATCTTTCCTCCTTGAATTCAATGGTCATACAGCTTTTTTCTTCCCTGAAATAGACCTGAAGCCCTTTACATATGTCGCCTATGCGTACCCAACTGAGCGAGGCGTCCGAGCGGAACAGTTCTCCGCTTCTGAGATTTATGTATATCTCTCCCTCGTACTCGGCTTTCTCCGCAGGGTCGACATTCCCGACATTTATCTTCGGTTGGACGATACTGAAGTCAAGCTTGAGCGTATTGCCTTCCTTCAGAAGCCCTTTTCCTGTATCGAAGCTCTGAAGCGTCTGTCCTACCTTCAGTTCGAGTGCCGTCACCCTGTCGTCAAGGTGCTGTTCGGCATGCTTTGCACGATAGGTCTCCTGGTCTATGTAGTCGTAGAAGTGAAGCAAGTAATTGAACAGGATTTCAAACCCTTTGTACTGATACAGACGTATCTGGCTTTCCGTCCACCCTTGGGCTGTCGGATTCGCGGGCATGACCTTCGGAGTATACGACATGAGGTAGTTCAGTTTCTGCTGTTTCTCGTCCTCGGTCATTCTCTGCCTCCTTTCTAGCCCTTTCCTCATACGTCATGGGCTTATAGTCTCCGCTTTCCAAGTCCTTCTGGAATCTCGTCAGTATTGCCGTCCTCGTGTTCATGAGGTCGGTGTCGAACTTCGTATCGGTGTCGGCAGACATCCATCCTGCAACGACTCCGCTTCCGAAGGTACACAGTCTCGATATGAGCATGTACCACGCTTCGGCATTTCCGAGATTGTTGAAGTCCTTGACGGTCACCATTGCCATGAGTGCGGAAGCAAGAAGCACCTTCACGATTCTGAAGATTCTCGAGAAGTTCTGGTTCTCCTTCTTCGCACGCATGAGGCAGTCGGCTTTGTCTACTTCCGCTACATTGAGTGCAACGGAGTCTATGGTGAGATAGTAGTTTGCGGGATAAGGGTTTATTCCCACCTTGCCTTCCTTGATGTCCGCAAGGGCTTGGGCTTGGTCTGGCTCGAGGGTTGCTATAGGCGTCCCGTCCTTTGCGATGAACGCCTTCCCCTTCACGTCAGTCCATTCGCCGTGTCCGTCCTTCTCTTGATGGTCGGCAAGCAGATATGGATTTATTTCCTCAAGATGGTCGATGTACACTTCAGGTCTTTCGAAGCGCTTCGAGATTAGGAAACGGATTTCCTTTTCCCTCAGTGCCTTCCTGTCGTATTCCTTCATCCATCTCGGAAACTCCCTGTCCATGGGACGTATCTTTTCCCTTTGGGCAAGATATTCGAGTTCCGCCTTCTTGTATTTTCCACCTTCCTTGCCCTTGAGGATGTCCGAGGCAATCGTCTCGAACAGCGTCATACCTATGGTGGCAAGACCGGCTATGATTATCGTATTGACAATCCACTGGCTTCTTTTCTGTGGGTCGGTGAACGTGCTTGGGTCGATTGCAAGAGGAAAGAGAACCGCAATGCACGTGACCGCCACGACAAGAACAGCAATGATGGCGAAAATCTTGGAGCGGAGCGTAATCTTCTTCAGCTTATCGTTCATCGTTCAGTATCCTTTCGACACGTGCGTTGTGGATGAGCCATACCAACAGGAATACGAAGCCGATGATTCCAGCATAGACGAGCCACGCCCAGTTGTTGCCTTCCGAGAACGGATTCATCCAATGCGCAACCATTTCCCATGTCCAATGGTAGGTGTAGGCACATGTGACAAGCGTCACGATACCAGCCACGAAGAGAGTGAGGAACGTCCCGAGGATAATCGACCATTTGGCTCTTTTCGCCCTGTCGAGAGTCTTTCTTCTGAACCTGTATCTCATTCTAGCGGTATTCCTTCTTCCTTCTTCTTCATATTCCTTGCAATCGCCTTTGCCTGTCTCTCGGCGGTGTCTTCCTTGTCCTGGTCGACATAGGTCTGCCTGATTGCCGAAGTGAAGAACGCTCCCGCAAACGAGGCAATGAATTCGACTGCACAGAAGATGATGAGATAGTAGGTGCTGATGTAAAGAAGCCACAGGATGAGGGCAAGCAAGAGCCATACGAACGCCGAAGTGAACTGAGGTCCTTTCCCATCCTTCTTGTTAGCCTTGGTGACCGCATGGAGCTGAGAGAGGACTACAACGACGATGGTCACGACCATGAGGACGATGCCAAGACCGAACTGATAAGGGTTGAGAGGATTCGTGTTGGCTTTCTTGAGCCATGCCATCACCGCATAGGTGACAAGCACGGCAAGTGCGGGAACGATGAAGCACATGCACCTTCCGAAGGTAAGCCAATGCCTTTTCTTCTTGTAGTAGCGGACAGGGTCGGTTTCCTTGAGCTTCGGCTTACTTTCCTTTCTTTCTGCCATTTATCAGAGCCTCCTTCGTGTTGTTCTGCACGATTTGGTTTATGCCTCGTTTGGTGTTCTCTGGGGTATTTGCCATCGCAGCTTGGTTGGCAAGGATTGCGTTCATCTGCGCATTGATGTCGGAATATCCCTTCGTCAGTGCTTCGTTGCTTTCCTTGAGTGCCTTAATCTGCTCGGTCTGTTCCGCATTCACCTTTTCGGAGGATTCGAGCCTTTGGAGCAGTGCCTGATTCTGGGCAACGACCGCTTTGGTGTTCTCGGTGTTCGTTGTGGCAGTTTCCTTGAAGTCGGATACGAACTTCACGGAATCGGCGCACATTTCCTTGATACTCTGATTTGTCTTCTTCGTCTTCGTGATGTTGTAGATGAGATAGATGATGTTCACGACAAGGGCAACCGCAGAACCGAGAGTGACGGAGAAAAGTTCCCCAGTGCTTTTGTTCGCATAGTAGTTTTCGAGGTCATCCGGGATTCCGTTCCCGTTCTCGTCCTTGTATTCGACATAGACCTTTCCGTCCTTGCCGACGACAAGCTTCGTTCCCCCTTCGCTTTGGGTAGTCTCATATTTCGCCACAGGCGATTTCAGAATGGGATTCTCCTTGGGACTGCATGCGCCAAGTGATAGCGCGACAACTGCCGAACCGAAGAGAATCCATTTCCTTTTTCCATAGTTTTTCCTCATAAATTCTCCTTACATACGTCCGAACGCGGTCTTCGCAAGCGAGTAGGTGTAATCCATTGTCGTGAGGACCGAGTTCTTCGGCAGGTCGCTCTTGAAGTTGAAGACCACGAACGCAACGCTCATCGGCTTGAAAGCAGTGAACGAGTTCGGTACTCTCATGCGGTCATAGGCAACCTGTCTGTAATCCACGTCGGATAGGCTGTATTTCGTCACAAGGGCATTGTTCGCAAGGAATTTCGTTCCCATGTCAGCCACTACCATGGAATCGATGTGGTTGGAATCCGTTGCCCTGTAGATGGTCGTGAAGTTCTCGTCATAGGTGTCGGAATTGATTGTGTAGCTCCATATCGCCTTCTTGTAGCACAGTGTTCCTGCCGTGAACGGCGCAGCAAGATACCATGATTTGACCGGGTTCAGTCCTTTCAGTTCAATGGAATCATAGCCTGAGATGAACAGCTCGAACCTTGTGACTCCCATAATCACTGCGAAGAACTGAACGAGATTCTTGCCCTCGGCATATTCATACTGAAGGTCAACGGTGTCGAACGTGATTTCGCATTTCAGTTCCCCATTGATTTCCTGTGTCGAGATGAACCGGAGCGTAGGTACTCTATCGGTGGGTTGGGTATCGTTCACAAGCGTTCCTTCTACCCTTGTCCTATCGCCGAGCGTGACCGTTGCGGTCTTGCCTATGAGGAAGGAAACGAGTTCCACGTTCTCGAAAGCGACACGCGATTCCGTAAAGGTGTATTTGTCATAGCCGACACTCGCCGTGACGTTGTGACCTATTCCGTACCATCTGCAGTCATACTTCGGGAACTTCAGCTGAAGTTCTCCGAGATTGTCCTTGTATTTCTTTTCGAGGGCTTCCTCCCTTTCGGCAATCGTCATGTCAGCCCATTGCTTTGGCTCGTTTGAGAATTCCTTCCGAAGCTCTTCGGCATCAAGCGTGATGATTCTGTACAGGTCGGAATTGTCCGCAATCGTAGCGAACTTCGTTCCACTGAGAAGAGTCATAGCTCCGTCTGGAATCAAGTAGGTGTTCTCATCGAGGAACACATCAGGTGTGAACTCTCTGATTTCCCCTATCCTGTTGCCGTAATAGATTGTTCCGTCATGCTTCGAGAAGCAGGTCACGTTGGGAATGCTGAGCTTGAACCATTCGTAGTCGGAACTTGCAACGAAGAGCCAGTTCTTTGTCGGATAGTAGAGGTTCTCGTTGTCATCCCACAGGCAGTTGCCAACTTCCTTTTCGATAACCCTGTCGATTGCCGTGGAACGTGTGCTTACCACCCTCTTCTCGGTCGAGGTAGTGCCGGTCGTGTCAAGTCCTACAATCTGCCCCTTTGCCGACACGAACAGGACATCGCCTGCAAAATCGGTGAAGAGGTTCGGAGCGATTCCGCCTGTCTTGGAAGCGGTGCAGTCAAGTGAGAAGCTTGTGCTGTATACCGCGCTTCCGCTCGGAAGGCTTATCTGCGTTCCCGTGTCGTCAGTGACGATACCTAGTGTCGCCTTTCGGTAGTAGATTGTCGCTTCGCCGTCCTTTTCCTTCTTGACCGCCATGAGACTGCCGTCAGAAGCAATGCCGTAACCGCAAAGAGCACTGGAAGGAGACCCATAGTCCATGTATCCGTCATCCGGGAAGTATGTTGGGTCTTCCCCGCTGACCCAGTCTCGGTTGGGATACTTATCGTTTCCGCTGACGAAGAGCCTGTTCCGTACTCCAGACGCCCCATAGAGGATTCCGAAGGTGCATGAATCGATTGGACTCTTTCCATCCCATCCGTATCGGTGAAAGGTAGCGGTGATATTGCTATCACCATCCACACCTCCAAGCCAGTTGTCGAATAGAACCACGGAATCGGATGTCACATAGCCGTAATAGAATTCGTCTTCATCGTCAGTGAGATACAGATGATATGCAGGAACAACCTCACCCATGAATGTCCCCTGCAAAGTAGGTGGTACGATGGAAGAATATCCGAGCATTATGTATTTCGGGGGTGTTCTCGAAGTATGGAGCTTGAAGGTGGATATGTCAGTTCCTGTCGGATTTTCAACGGACATGGAAAGCACGTTTCCGTATTTTGCGGTTATCGCCTTTCCGAGATAGTTCCCGTCTCCGAAATCCGAAAGAGCAATGTCAACATCGGAACTGACGGCATTTATAGGTCTGAAATCGGAAGGCTTCGAGAATGTCGAGAAGAACAAACCCCATAGTGGGAAGTCGATTCCCCATGCGGAGAAAGTCGTTCCGAGACCTTTGCCCCGTATGCAGTTCTCTTCCATGGAAAGGAACGGATTTGTCTTCGTGAACATGGATTCCGACTGCTTGAGGTTGAAGAATGATACAGGAAAGTCGAATTCGGAGGAATCGAGCCGAAGTTTCAGCCCTTTCTCCCAAGGGCTTGTAGGATTGTCCTTTTCCGAGTAGATTCCATCGTCATCTATGATTACACGTCCTTCGTCAGTAGCATCGATAAGCTCTATTCTGTCGCTTGCAAGGGTGTAGAACTTGGTAGCTTTGTCCGTATTGTCATAGACGATGATAGGAAGAGCGGAAAAGTCGACTTTCTTGCCATCATAGACGGGTATCGTCACTTTTTCGTTCGGAAACAGGAGCTTGTATCTTCCATCAGAAGACAGAATCGTGTTCCCAAGGGCTTTTTTCGGTATCACGCTCGAAATCTCTAGTTCGAAGGACTTCATTCCGTCCACGTTGGAGTCGAGAGTGTAGGTGAACAACGGTCCTTTGTCGTTCGGAAGCGGTGAAATGCCGTTCTTTCTCTTCGAAGTGAGAAGATTCGCACTTTCTATCGTTGTTCTTGCGCCTATTCCGCTTCCATCGGCAGTGATTCCCATCGTTGTCAGCGGAACATAGACGTCCATGTCGGATACCTTTCCGAGTGTCCACTTCCCATCGGATTTGTACAGTTTGAGGTATCCCTTGCCTGTCAGAAGCCATAAAGCGTCACCATATACGATACCGCCGAAACGCTCGTTCGGGACTTCATAGGCATCATAGTAGATATGCGTTTCGAGTTCTTCGGTGTGGCTTATGAACGAGTCGCTTGCAAGGACAGGTGTCGGTGCTTCGGACTTGTCGCCTTCCCATATGTAGATTAGGCTTCCCTTGTGGATTGCAAGAGTGTCGCCTATCCACCACATGTCATATACGGGAACGAACTGCTCCTGCTTCTTCAAAGCGTTCTGAGAGCCGTTCGGATAGTAGTAGAAAGCACCTATTTCGGGCATGGATGCCTTTGTTCCGTATCTTTTCTGCACTGAGCGATTCCGCCATATGTAGTTGCACATGTCCATCGCCCTGTTCTGATTCACCTGGAATCTCGGAGAGGACATGTCGACACCGCGGAAGGTAATCCTTTCGGTGCTTCTCGAAGTGTAATACTTGTTTGTCGACATCAGTAGATACCTCCCTCATAGACCCCTATGTGGTCTTGCGAGAATTTCGGCTCCTGGTTGATGGAAGTGAGTATCTCCGAAGCCTCGGACTGCTTCCTTGCGGAAATCACAGGGTCGACAAGCTCGGTCACCTTGGCTTGGACATAGTTCACGATGTAGTCATAGCCCTGAGGCGTGATTCCATAGTCGGAAAGGTCGATGTTCGTATCATCCGTGTCAGTGACCGCCACCACATCGGTGGAAGAGAATCTCTTCGGCTGTCTGTAGTATTCCACGGTCACATTGTCTCCGGGAATTCCGTTGACGATTGTCACCCTGTCCTCTACCTTTTCCTCGCCCATTGTCCGCCCTCTTCTGAAAGAATAGTTGAAGTAGCTTCCGTCCGAGCCGAAGTCCACGACGTTTGCCACTTCTCCGGCATCTTTGTCGAGCACCACATAGGGAAGGTTTTCCTTCTCCTTATGGACTTCGTACCTTTTCGTGAAGGTCGATACCTTGTGTGCGGAATAAAGGTTCTGGATTGCCGTATTGATTCTTCCCCACACCATTTCCGCCTGCATGTTGAAATCGCTGTTGTACTCGAACTTCCTGTTGCAGAAATCCGCGTACAGGAAATCAGTGCCTGTCGGCACTTCTATTGCGTATCTTATGCACTCGTATGCGAGCTTGGACAACAGCAGTTCCATCTTTTATCCCCTGTTCTCGAGGTCACCGGAAATGACGATTGCATTGTAAAGCTTCTCGCTTACCGGTGTAGGCTTGCCGAGCGGTACTGTATAGTTGACGCCGTCGATGTTGTAAAGACGCACATCGGACTTCTCGCCGACTCTCTTCGGAATGCTGACGACTACAGTCTTTTCTTCTTTCTTTGCCATGTTTCTTGTCTCCTATGTTGAATAAAGGCGAAGTTTTGCCCCTTCGCCATGGGCTTTGCTAAAGGTTAGGCGTTCGGAGAGCTTGCAGTTCCGTTGGCATTAGCACCATAGATGTAGGTCTGGGCTCCGCCATCGGTTGCACTGTCGGCAGCAAGAGTGAACTTGCAGACGAGGTGTGCCTCATCAGCCTGATGTGCTGCCGCAAAGTTGAAGAGGTTTGCAGCAACATAGCCGATTTGGTTGTTGGCATCGGCGACAGGGTTTCCGTCCTTGTCGGAGATGAGGTAGTTGCCCAATCCCTTGTCAAGGACTTCCCATTCAGTTCCGCCGAAGGTCTTGACAGGTCTGTTGCCCATGCGGTCGTATTCGGAAAGGAAGATTGCATACTGGTCGCCTGCATTGTACAGGAAGGTGTCGGTTCTTTCGACGATGTCGAAACCCTTGTACTTTCCGATTACGCCTTCGATGTTGATGTCGTCCTTGATGGTGTCGGAAAGCTTGACGCCGTTGCTTTCAAGCTCGGCTTCCAAGGATTCGAGGGCTTCGGTGGTGAGGATGGCAATCTTTCTGCCCTTGGTCTTGTTCTTCATGAGGACGCTTCTTGCCTTGGCGAAGAGGTCTCTCCACTTGTTCTCGCCTGCTCCGAGGGTAAGCGTATATCTGGATTTGATGAACTCAGTACCCTTGATGAACTCGGTCATGTCGACGGTCTGGAAGCGGAGAGAACGACCAATCATGCTCAGAAGGTCATGATAGTTGTTTCTCAGTTCCTTGGAGGTGTACTGATAGCGGACGCCATAGTCCTGTGTGGTGATGTCGAAGGAATTGAGCTTGATGGCGGTGTTGTCCGGTGCGACATCTTCCTTGAGGACTGCGGCAGAGACTCTGCTTGCGTTGGCAAGGACACCAGAGAAGTCGAGTTCTCTGTAGGTGAGCTTGTTGTACTTGGAATCCCATTTCTCATGGTCGCAGAGAGTGTCCCAGAAGGGCTTCTCGTGGGATTCGGAGTTTACATATTCTTCGATTTTGGGAACATCGGTGATGGATTTGAGGTCTTCATGGTTGATTCCCTTGACGAAATTGATTTTTGTGTTTTCTGCTTCAGACATGGTCTGTCTCCTTCCAGCAGTAGGGCTTCGGAATTAGTTGAATTCGGGGAAGTCCTCTGCGTATTTCTTTTTCGGAGCAGTAGAACCATCGTCAGAGGTGTCGAATGTGCCGTTGTCCTTCGCCTTTTCCTTCTCCGCCTTGACGTCATCGGCATAGATGGAATAAAGCTTCATGAGGTTGTCAGGTGTCACGACATCTCCGTATTTCTTCATGAACAGGGAATCCTTGCTTACGAGGTCGCTGTTGAATGCGTCCTTGCCGTACTTGTCGGTGAAGGATTTGAACGCTTCGTCGGTTTTCCTCTTCGCTTCGGCTTCGGAGTCCGCCTTTGCCTTGGCTTCGGCTTCGTCCTTTTCCCTTGCTTCACGTTCCTCAGTGCGGAACCGTCTGTACGCGTATGCGGTGGGATTCTCCTCGCCTTTTGCGGAAGCCTCTGCATAGAGCTTTGCCAGTCGCATGTTCTTGGGGTCGTTCAGGTCTTCCCTGTCCAGTCCAAGATTCGCGAGTGCTTCGTCCGTGATGGATTTGCGCTCGCTTGCCCTATAGCCTTCGTTCTCGGCTTTCAGTCTTCCGTTCTCGGCTTCGAGTTCCTCCTTCGCACGTCTCAGTTTCGCATAGTAGGAATTCTCGGCTCTTGACTGCTTCTTCTTCCCGTCCCCTTCCTCGGCTTTCTCAGGAGCGTTGCTTCCTTCCTTGGAGTCGCCCTGTCCTTCGGCTTCGGTATCGGTGCCGGTTTCCGCTTCCGCTACCTTCTCGGTCTCTTCCGCGTTTTCGGTCTTCTTTTCTTCGTTTTCCATAGTTCTTGTCCTTTCGTACACAGGCGTGGAAATGCCTGAAATCCGGGATTTTTGCGCTTTCTCCTAGCGATTTATCGCAATCCTTTCGGAATTACGCACTACTGGCTGTCGAACGAACCGCCTTGGATTCCCTTGGCATTGTTCGACTTGACTTCGCCCTCGCCTTCCGGGGAAGACATCATCACGTTCATTGCCTGAACGTTCGTCTTCTGCTGGTCTACGAAGGCTTTCTGCTGTGACTGCAGTCTCTGGTTCATGAGATTTATCGTCTCGCTGTTCTGCTTGAGCTGGTCGGTCTGCTGTTGGATGACTTCCTTCAGCTGTGCAATCTCGGCATTTGCCTGTGCAAGCTTGTCGAGCTTGTATGCTGCGAACGCATGCTTGAAGTTGGACTTCACGTCTCTTGTGAGTCCGGGATGTCCTTCCACGAATGCGTCTGCCAAATCGGGCATGTTGACCGCATACTGCATGACCTTCTCGTATCTCTGCCCCTGGGAAGCCTGCCCACCTTCTATGCCTTCCTCGGCGTCAACCACGATGTCCCAGTCTCCGCCGAATAAATCCGCACCCACCTTCATCTCGACAACAGGGTTGGTCTTCGGAAGAGCCGAGCCGGGATTTATCCCTCCGGGGGCTATTCCTCCGTTGACCATGTCCTGAGACATGCTTCGGTAGGCTTCGTTCTCCTCGACATCGTTCCTCTGCATGAGGAATGTCGTCTCACCTATGTAGAACCGCATGTACAGGAGGTCTGTGCGTGCGTTGTCCTTCAGATACATCCAGTATCTTCTCTGAGGTATCGCAAGCGGGAGATTCATCTGCCTCGTGTACTGCTGATAGGCGTATCCAGAGACATCGGAAGACATCTGGTCTGCCGTGAGGTTGTCGAATCCGTTCACCTTCTTCGTCATCGAGACGAGTGCGGTCGAGAAGTTAATCATCTGGTCGGAAACCGAACCCATTCCGCCCTGTATCTGCGAGATTCCCCATCCCGTATAGCCCATAGGCGTGTAGTCGGTGATGACCTGACCCGGTGCGTTGGTGATTTTCTGACCTTTCAGTGCACCTTCCTTGACGAGAATCTTCGGAGAGGCGTTGTTCTGGATAATCTGAGTCGTTAGAAGGTATGTATAGTTGATTACCTTCTGGTTCTGTATGAGCGGTGTGACCTGCGACTTGCCTATGAAGCTTCCGTCAATCGGTTCGGGAGAATAGACCGAAATCGGATACCTTCCGAAACCCGGTCTGTCCGAACCCTTCTTCGGCTCTTCGAAGAACAGCGTCCTGTCATCGGATGTCTCCTTGTAGTCGGCTGTATCGGCATCGGTGGTGTACTGAATCCCTCCGAGCCTGTCCTTGACGGTCTTCTCGACATTGAGGTATCTCGGAGAGCAGAGAAGCTGGTATCTTGTGGACACCGTGTAGAACACCTCTCCCTTGGAATCCCTCTCGAACATGGTATAGACGGTGCACTTTCTCGAATCGTCCGGCTCTCCGTCATATTTCGAGTAGTCGTCCGGGAGGATTCTCCCGAGCTTGTCCTTGGTAGGCTTCTCGCACTTGGAACGTGCCTCCCTTACGCTCATCCTTTGGATGAATCCGACGTATTTCTCGTCCTGAAGGTCTTCCTTGTGCGCACTTTCGAAGAACATGCGCTCAATCGGAATCAGCGCCCTCTTGATATGTCCGCAGTACTTTCCTTTTAACCCATACGTATCCCTGTCATAGCACGTGACGACGAAAGCAGTCCCGTCAATCAGTGCCATCTTGACCGCCCTGTCGTTGAATTCGCGGTCGTCTATCTCCTTCTGGACGAATGAATAATAGTCCTCCATCCTCTGACGGTCGGACATGTCCATCGAAGACAGGAATCTTATGTGAATCGGAGTCTCGGTAATCTTTGCGGTCTTGGAGTCGACGGCTTCCTTGCAGATGTTGATGACGGGCTTTGCGCCTTGGGCAGTCGTAACGTACTGCTTCCCATCGAAAAACTCACGTGCTTCCTTTATCGTAGGAATCACGTTCCCTCCGCTGAGGATTCTCGTGCGGTAGCTTTCCCATCGGTCATATGCGATGGTGTTCTCAAGGTTCTCGGTATCAATCATTGTTCAAGTCTATGAACGAAGGCTCTCTCGTGAGCTCTTCCTCGGCTTCCTGTATCTTCTTCCGCGTCTCTTCGTCCGTCTGCCTTCCGACCGCAGTGGCAAGTGCCTCTATCTCGGACTGCTGTCTCTTCACGATTGCGAAGAGCGAGCCGAACTGATGTATGTACTTCAGCGTGCAGTCTATGTCGGCATCAGTGAGTCCGTACGCCTTCTTCAGTATCGCAACGCCCTCATGGAGTTTCTTAAGCTCCCTCGGCGTCAGTCTCATGAGTTCTTCTGTCATTTCTGCCTCCTACCATTCGATTCCGAAGTCGTCCACCTCGACCTCGTCGCTTCTCTTCCGCCTCATCATCATCTCGTTGAGCTGTTCGAGCGTGTAGCTCTTCACCTCTCCCGTGGTTTTCCCGTCGTTCACGAAGGACTGCTGTGTCCTTACCATGGAGAACGGAACCCATGCCATGATGAGGTCGTCATGGAAGTTCCTGCCTGCGGCTTCCTCCCTGAACGTTCCGTTGTGTTCGACAATCTGGAACGTCTCCATCTCGGTGAGCGTCTCATAGTCGCATATGCACTTGGGGTCGTTCTTGAACTGGATTCTCGAATCCGCAATCATCGCCGAGCGGTTTCCCCTGTTCGTGTTGTGTCCGGGAATCGGTCTTATTCCCTGTCTGAGGTTCTCGGCTATCATCTCCTGCTGCATGTAGATTTTCGGATACTTTGCCTTGACCGCCATCTCGAGGACTTTCGGTCCGGTATTGTTCTCCGAGCTTATCAGGGCATTGTTGTAGTAGTAGCCGACAAGCATGAGCTGTTTTCCGACTTCGTCCAAATCGTCGCTCTTGGAGTGATAGACGGCGACCTGATGTCCGGTCACGTTGTCGAAGACCTGTATCGCAGACCAGTCCGCATTGAAGCCCTTGGTCGGGTCGCAGATTGCCACATAGGGTTCTCCCACAATCGGCTTCTCGAATATCTTCCACGGACTTCCGGGGCATTCCTCGAAGCGCCTCTCGGATACCTTGACCGACTGGTTGTCCGAAGACCACTCGAGCTTCGCATGGAATCTTCCGTATATCGGTTCGAGCTGACTGACCTCGTTCTTCCTCTCGGCAATCAGGTCCATGTCATAGGTCGAGAACCCGGAGGACTTGAATGCGTCCATGGGGTCGAAGGGATATTCCTGTAGCATGTCCGCCTTCGAAGGATGGTTGTTGTAGACCCTCCAGTACCAGAGAATCTGCCCATCGGTGATTCCCGGATGTTCCTTCAGTTTCTGATAGACCCATTCCTCCATCACAGGCATCTTCTTCGGCATGTTGCTCTCTTCGATATGGTATTCTCCGTGCCTGTACCAAGGGATGAAGACCGCAGCCCTCCCGGAGCGTCCGCCCATATCCCTGTCCCATATGTTCTTGTACTCGTTGAATCCGTTCGCGGTGGTCTCGATGAAGACCATCGCATTCGGGTTCGTCAGCGAGACCGTGGAGTTGATGGAAGTGAATGTCGCAGCAGGCGATTTCCAGAACGCCACTTCCGAGGCATGGAATCCCTGCAGTGTCGAAGAACGACCGGAGGCATTGTCGGAGGCAAGCACCGTAATCGAGGAGTTTCCCCCGAGAGTGGCAAGTCTCCTTCCCCTAGCCTTTGTGGAAAGCGTTGGTCTCAAATCGGCTTCGTGCTTCCTTCCGTACTGTTCCTCGTACCTGTTTATCTCGTCTTCGAGCTTGGGGTCTGAGTGGTTGAGGTATTTGTAGAAGGTCGTGTATTTCTCGTAGATGTTCTCCGCATGCTCCTTGATGTCGGCTATTACCGCATAGTTGGAGTTGACCGAGAACATGGCTTCGGTGAAGAACACGCCTGCGATGAACGTGGACATACCCATCTGACGTGCCTTGAGGATGTCGATGAACATCGGCTCTCCCGAATGGTGCAGTTCGCACATCTTCACATACACCTTCTGCTGTTCGAAATTGAGCTTCAGCGGAACGAGCCTTCCGTTCTTGTCGAAAATCCACAGGTTCTGTTCCATGAAGAGGCGCAGGTCAACGTCATATCCGCGGACATTGACCGTGAGTTCGCCTATCGTGTCGTCGAGGTTCATCTTTTCCCCTTGGCAAGCTCGGCAAGCTTCTCGTCGGTCTTGTTCACGCGGACGTTCACGTTCACCTTCTCTTTGGTCTTCTCGGATTTCTCGAGCATGTTGTAGAGCCGTTCCAAATCCGCCATGTTCGGGTCGTCCAGAAGCTTCTTCAGGACTTTCTCGGTAATCACGTCCATGAGTTCGGCTTTCTTTCCGTCCGCCGTGTCCACTTTGCCCGTGAGAAATTTTCGGAGCGAGTCCGTTACCAACCTGTCTTCCATGGCTTTTGCGGACTTCGCGTCCACCTTCGCCACTTCTCCGATGACCTTTTCCGTGATTTCGTTTTTCCCCATCGTCCAAATTCTAGCGGTTTTTCCGATGCAAAATTTCCAAAAATTAAAGGGATAAACTTTTTCTCTCTTTCTAGGGGGATTATAGGGGGGAACTTTCTTCGTCTTTTTGGATTGGGATTCTTAGTTCCTACAGAAAAGACTTCCTTTCCTTTATGGTTTCCCAAAACGTGCATTTTGAATTTCACAAGAAAAAAATGCGGGGGGATATTATCGGCGCGCTGGGTAGCCCCCATGTTTACGGACTACCCGGGGGGCGTTCCCCAGATTCCATTGAGCCACTTTATCCCCCTATTGTGGACACTATCCGCTTTAACAAGGAAAAGGCACTATTGTGGACACTTTTTAGCAATCTTAAAGGAAGATTGCTAAATGTTTGTTTTGTATTGTTAACATACTTTATAATGTTAACGTATTCCGTTCCGTTGTAACAATAATTAGCACTCAATCAACGTGAGTGCTAAAAGTAAGAACTAATAACGGATCTGATTAAGGTTTTTTTTATTTTTTAAAAAAAGCCTTTTTTCTATGAGCGCTGTTTCCAGTGGGGGGCTTCCCCACGGCAAAAAACGGCTAGAGACAATCAATAATTGATATTTTATAATGCGCAAAAAACAAAAACTTTTAAAATTTTTTTGCACGCGAAAAAATCCGAAAAATTGCGGAAACTATCGCGATTTTTAAGAAAGTTAAAATTGATTTTTGAAAAATATTTGAAAAAAGTTCTTGAAAACCGCCGGCGGTTTTATTAGAATATTACCGCAATCGAAAAACGGTACCGCCACAACGGCACCATCGAAGTAATTCGATTGTAGCATTATCACAATAGGGGCACGGGCTATTAGCCTATTAAGGCTATAAAGTGCAAGGTTTCATGAAACTTTACCTTTAAAAAGTGAAATATAATCTAATTCCATCGGCTTTGAGAGAGCTGAAGAAAACCGCCTTTGATTAACTAGTCGCTAGCTTCCAAGGAAGCTGGAAAGCGTTAACCATTTAATCAACTTCTGGTTGATAGGTGGAAAATCAAGTTAGGGGAATACCCCGGCTAGAAAGAGTTTTGCTTTAAAGTAAAATCCCCTACTAGTCGTACCAGGGCTAATGGTTTGCTTGAGAGCGGACACAGTCCGCCGTGTGCAAATAAAGCGATACAGAAGCTTTATCTGGTAGGTACGCCTACCCATGCGAGAAAACAGAAAACCGTAACAATATCTATCAGTATTCTTAGGAATAAAAGCGAAGTGTAAAGCCCTTTAATGCTGACAGACTGACTGAACGGAAACGGGAAGTTTTGTTTTGAAAAAATAAAGGAAATATCGATTATGAAAAAGATATATCAATTGCAAAGCTGGATTGACGACTGCAAAGGTAACCGTACCTATTGCGATACAAAAATACTGGAAGTTTCGACTGACAAGGAAGCGTTGGAAGAATTGCCGACAAAAGAACAGGTCAGGCGCGAAATTAGTGCGGAATACGGCGCTAGTAATAGCGTTTATTCCCGTATTAGAATTGAAAGCGAAACATGGGGCTACACTCTTGAAAGCTATCAAGAGGACGAAGACGGAAACATTAAAGACGACAGCTGGGACTTCCTAGACGAAGTTTCGGCAAAATTAGACAAATAAAAACGGCGTCCGCGAAACGCCGTTTTGCAAAGGTTTTCCCACAGGTAGCTAGTGCCTGTAGGGAATAAGTATATCATGAATGCTAGCAGAAAGCGTAAATTTCATTATGAAAATCACAAAAAAGAACGTATCAGTAGACGTGGAAGTAGCTGTAATCAACGGGAAGAACGTATTCATCCTTAAAGCCGGCAGTACAATCGAACTGCCGAAGCCGTCCCTTAAAGGGGCAATCAAAACAAGAAGGCAAATCGCTAGCGATACTGAGAACGTGACCGCTATTGACCTTTCCTGCTCTTCTTTAAGCTTGCTAGCAAGTATTATCACAGGAACACAAACGAACGGAAACAAATATTTCCAAAATACTGCACTTTCCGCCTATTGTGTCGTTCCAACCGCAACCGCAACCGCAAATACAGCCCCGGTAGTTACTGAAGAAAAGGAAGAAGAAGAAACACCTGCCGAACCGGTAAAGTCTGAAGAACCAGTGAAAGAAACACCAAAAGCCGAAGAAAAGCCTGCAGTAGTTCTTACAAAAGCCGAAATTAAAGCCCGCAAGGACTTATCAGTAAAACTTGAAAATTTCGTACAGGATTTCGGGTACGAAATTGACCCCCGTATGAAAGATACGCTTTCATATCAAGCGCCGGCTGATATGGAAAACTATATCAAGAACTGCGCAAAATTGATAGGAATTGACGATAGCCTTATAAATTTTGGCTCTGAAAAATTCAAATCGCCTGAATGGGACGAAATGAAAGACAGCCTTGTTAAAATCAACCATAGGCACGAAAAAATCAACAAGAAACTATCTATCTATTTCGGTCCTGCAGGAACGGGAAAAACTACCACGGCGCTTAAAGAAAATCCTGGTGCCGTCAAAGCTATTGCAAACGCAAATGATAAACCCAGCGAATTATTCACCACATATAACCCAACAACAAACCGCTATGAGAAGACTGAACTGAGCAAAGCTATGGAACAAGGTAAAGCGTATATTCTTGACGAAGGGAACTTACTGCCCGTTCAATGTTGGCAACGTCTGCAAGGCGTCCTAGATAATTCTAATGAAATTACTGACCGGGGAATTGTGATTAAAATCAATCCAAATTTTAAAATGGTTACGACAATGAACTTAATCACAAATTGCGGAAAGCGTCCGCTTCCTAATCCTATTGTTAGCCGTGCAGCCGTGATTAGGGAATTCACTAGCAAGACGGTAGACGATACTGACTATATCTGGTAATCAAAAGGGGGAACTGAAACTATGAATATCAAGAGAGTACAGGAAATTGTGGCAACTTTGCCACTTTCCTATTATTTCGGCGAAAAGGCAAACTACAGCTTGCGCGTTGATGAAAATGAAGAAACAAGTTTTTGCAATCTATACAGCCATAAAATTGTTATTTCCATGAAAAACATCGAAAATGCTGAAAAGAGCATGAAAACCGAAGCTACTGAAAGCGTTATCCGCGGGCTTGTTTATCATGAGCTAAGCCACGCAATACTTACAAACCCTTACTTAATAAATGCTTATGAGTGTTACTGCAACATAACCGGAAACGGCAGAAACCCATCTTATGAATTCAATGTTATCGAAGACGAAAGAATAGAAACCGTTTTTTCAAAATTCTATTTAGGTGTAGACTTCTGGAAAAACAGGCTTCTTGTTCTAGGTCCTTGCACAACGCCTGCGGAAACCAAAGAGCAGTATTTATTCAACGTTGCAAGATACCACGAAACCGAAGGACACCCCGAAGCTTTGGAAGCACTGAAGCCGTTTCTTTCTTGTACATGCAATAGATATTCAAACAGCGATAAATGTTACGATACCGCAAGAAAAGGCTATGATGCCGTTTCAAAAATCTATGAAATTTTCGAAAAAGTCCAACAGGAAAGAGAAAAACAAGAACAAAGCAAAGACGGCAAAGAAAGCAAGCAAGACGAAAGCGAACAAGAACAAAGCAAGGAAAAGGAAGAAGAAAAAGAAGAAAAAGAAGAAGACAAATCTTCCATATTTACCGAACAAGAGCAGGATAAATTGACAAAAGAAGCTAAAAAGGTAGTTATCCAGGAAGTGAATAAAGATTATAGGCACTTTTACGGGGAAACTTTAGACCAGAAAAAAGCCGACAACACACTTACTGCTAGTCTTCTTAAAATCATTGCAAGAAACGGCGGTTTCGGCGTAAGCGATGAACTTTCGACTGAAGGCTATACAGGCGATTTTGACCCCGAACTTAAAATGCAAGACTTCAGCGG